TTAGTTTGATAGTAGTGGCGGTAAGTTTATGAATATTTATCCAGAAAGTCTAATCAATGAAGATGAAGCGTATCAAGATGTCGTTGACGACCTTGTTATTAAAGATACATCAATAAAATGGCATATAGGCGCGTCGGATAAAACAAACGCAACGCAGTTAAAATGTAAAAAATGTGGCAGTGATAAATTCTATGTCGCACATGATGAAGGCCAATATTTTACCGCGATTAAATGCCCGAACTGTGAATATGAAATATGTATTCATGAAGGTTGAAATATGCCAGTACAATCAAACAGCCCAGAGGAAATAGTAGACCTCATAATTGATAACCAAGACAATCAAATTGACGTACAGATTGGCGATACCATTTATACGAATGTTAAGATACACGATATAAAAATATCAGACCCTAATTTAGCGGACAGGATTTTAGAGTAAATTTGACATGGCGGCAACTGAAAAAAATAAAAATAAACCAGTCAGAGTGTTAAAATTTCTAAATAATGGAATTTATCCCGGCCATATTTTATTTAGCGTCGGTTACAATTTAAAAGAAATCCATGATAAACTCATAAAAATGAAATATACTGACTATGCCGAGGGAATACGAGAAAAAACATGGACACCAACAAGCGTAGGTACTGCGTTTTCGGTTGAATTAATCGACCATAATACCAAAGATGAATGTGAATTATTCTATATCATTCTAAAAAAATTCGAGTTTACAGATTTTGATTATTGTATATTGGCTCATGAAATAACCCACATGTGCCAGTTCTATTTTAAAAGTACCTGCATAAATAGGAATAATGAAATAGAATCTGAAGCGCATTACCATACACATCTAATGAAGCAATGCTTACAGATAATGAGAGATAACCATGTCAGTCAATAAACCAAAACAGAAAGAGAAAACCGAGACGAAACTGACAATTAAGCAGCAATTATTTATTGATTATTACCTACAAACATTCAACGCTACAAAGGCGGCCAAGCTTGCTGGTTACTCAGATGAGACGGCGAAAGAGATAGGCTGTGAAAACTTAACAAAACCTAACATAAAATTAGAAATTGATAGACGAGTAGAAGAAACCCGCAAAAGAATCCCTACTGATTTTATAGAACACCTTAAAAATCAAGCCTTTTTCAATATTGCTGACTTATTGGATGATAACGGGAATATCAATAAGCAAAAACTAAAAGATAACAATATACCTGGTATCGTATCCGGGATAACTATCCAGACCGACTCAATAAAGATCGATGATCAAAAAGAGGCTGTACGTGAAAAGGTATCTTTCAAACTCACTGACCAGTCTAAGGCGATTGAAATGTTATCGAAATTATTAAAACTCACAGACGACTCGGTAAAAGTAAACAATTTCATATTAACCAACGTTTCAGATGATGCAATGAAAATGTAAAATGCCTATCGATCTTAAATTTACAGAGAAATATAACTCAAAACAACAAAAAGCAATCGACGAGCTTTTAACAAATAAACAAAAAACACGGATATTATTACGAGGGGGGAGCAGGTCAGGAAAGACGCGGCTTGTCCGTGATTTTGTTATTACCCGTGCGATACTATACCCCGGATCAAAGCACATTGTACTACGTAAAACAGAGTCCGACGTAAGGTCAACGACATGGCTTGAAACATATCTTCCAGTATTGAAAGAGCTTGAAAAACAGGGTGCATGTAAAATCTATAAATACCCTGCAATGGTCGAATTTATAAATGGTTCGATCATAAAAACAGGAGGTCTTGCCCCTTCCGAGGTTGATAAGGTACTCGGGATCGAATATGCCACAATACATATTGATGAAGCCTCAGAAATAGCCTATAAATCGGTTTTACCGCTATACACTAGACTTAATGATACTACAAGACATATGAAAACTGGCTTGCCAGTAGTCCCAAAAATAGTATTCACAGAAAACCCTCCTACAACAAATCATTGGTCTTATTACATATTCATGTTAAAGAAAGAACCGGATGGGCAAGAATTAAGGAACCCCGACAGGTATGGGCAAATACTTATTAATCCAGTTGATAACTCAGACAACTTATCAGAAAATTATTTGGATGATTTAAAATCTTTGCCAGAGCGTTCAAGGAAACGATTTCTTGACGGCGAGTTCGGGCAAATGTCAGGCCTCGTCTACGACAACTTCGACCCAGAAAAACACATCATTGACGATGAAGAAATACTAGAGGGCAAGCGATACGATCTTAAGAAAGCCAAGCTATACCGAGTTATCGACTTTGGGTTTGTGCATCCGTTCGTATGCTTATGGATTGCCCATTTCCCTGACGACAATATTGTGATATATCGGGAATTTTATGCCAAAGGTAAAACAGTCCGGGAAAATTCGATTGATATTAAGCGGTTATCCGGTGACGAGAAATACGAATATACTTTGTCCGATCATGATAGCGAAGACCGCGCAACTCTGGCAGAAAATGGAATCGAAACTAAGCCAGCCGATAAAGAAGTCATTGCAGGGATTGATAAGACGTACGATTTATACAACGTCAATAAGATAAAAGTTTTACGTAGTCTGAATAATTTTATAAATGAAAAATATTCATACCAATGGAAAGAGAATTCATCAAAAGATCGGGAAGTTGTCAAGCTCAATGATGACGGGCAAGACTGTGAAAGGTATTTCGTGAATGATCTGCATAGACCGAAATTTTACTTCCCGATCATCCGACCGCCTCAATAAGTGACCACTCACTTAAAAAGTAATTGCTCACTCAAAAAAGACTTGACAATGAAACTATCATTTGTATTAGCCAAGTAAGTGTCTGGAAATATAGATAATGACTCACTTTATACGCAATCAGGCCGTATCAAGTCATCACATAAATATCCGTTATTTGAATCAAAACATATCTCATCTGGTAATGAAGCTCAATGGGAAACAAGGTGCTATGGTGCTATTATCGTACACGGCGGCGCGACTGGTCCGGGTTTCATAGTAGGCCAAACAATAACAGGCGGTACGTCTGGTAAGAAAGGAATCATAACCGCGATTGATGGAAACTCTCTTACATATTACAATTATCAAACGAATAATCTTTTTACAAACGGCGAGGCAATATCAAATAACGTAACGCCAACGCCTACAACGGCAGTAATAACAACTTCAAACACAGGATCGACTCATTATCATGATTACAATACAGCATCCGTGAGATTACAAGTCGGATTACTGGCGGGTCAAAAAACAATTCGCCAAATGCTGTTTTATCCACCGTATTTTTCAGGATTCGAGCCGACTATTGAGCAAACATTTAAGATGACCTTGAAAGACGGCGTTCATCAAAAAGTTTTCGTTGGCGATGATCTAAATGGTGTCGGGTTATGGCTTAAAGGCCGTGTAGCATATTTCTTTATACGCTCCAATACATCCGGTTCCCCTGTAGAAACAGAACTTGTCCCACAAATCGCCGAGCCAAACTATACTGAATTTTGGCAAGATGGCCAAGGTGTTATTTTCAACGAAAACGCGCAAATACAAGAAATAGTTTTTAAATGGCTGGGCTTTGGTATGGCCACACTTTCATATGTTCAAAACGACAAAAAAGTGTTATGCGCATTTATACAACATGCAGGCAAGTCGAATAAAGTTTTCATGCGGACGCCTTCTTTGCCTGCAAGATTTGAAATTGAAAATATCACAAATCAAACAAGTAATACTGAATTACACGTCGTATGCGTGAACTACTCATCAGAGGGCGGTTCAATATTCCCAGGACTTGAATTAAGTGTTCCACCGATTGCAGCGGCAAGGCAAAGGACAATTGCTTCAACATCGGGAGTCGTACCGATTGGACTTGTAAGATTAAAAAATGGATGGCCTACCGGAAAACCAAACCGTAAAACATGGAGATTTTTAGATTATCAGGTTTCGGCTACTTCTAATAATACATGGTTCGAGTTATTGCATATACACGGTCTAAAAAATGTAACTATAAATGGCGTTGTCACGGCGGCTAACGATATACCTTGGGTTTCGTTCAGTGATATAAGCGCGATGGAGTATTTCCAAGGTGGCGTAGGCGCGGAGATGACAGCATTAGTCGCGGAAATGATCCACACCATTATTCCGACATTTATAATTTCAGGTGTCGGACAAAATGGGCAGTCAGCTACTAACCCAAGCGAGTTCGTAAACGCTCACGCCTACATATCACAGAATTATGAATCTGATAATAGCCAATTGTTTGCAGTATTTGCAAAAGTTGAATCCGGTTCCGCTGGGGTGTGGTGGCATATGTCTGGAATAGAGGTTGAATAGTGCCATACCCAAATGAGCATAGTATGAGAATTGCCGATCCATCTAAATTTATTGAAGGGTCAATGAGATCAAAAGATTTGGGTAGTGGAATTAGAATAATAATCGGGAAATTAAAAGGCGAAAACTCTATGTCTACTCAGGCAATAAGATTTGATAAAGGCAAGTTTACTTTTGAACAGGCGAAAGAATGGATAAAAAGTCATGGGTATAAACCTATATCTATGGAGAAGGCAACCGGATAATGTCAAGCCAAAACGAAGAAGAGTATAAACTAATTTTCGAGCGTCAGCATCCGAAAATAAAAGCAAAAGAATATATTTATAAACTTATTTTAGATTCATACGCAGGTACGACTCAATTTAAAAAAGGTGAATATCTCAGGCGCGGGATTCTGGAGTGGCCAGAAGAATATAAAAAGCGTCTATGTGATTCGACGTATGAAAACTTCATTCAGCCTGCTAACGACACACTTTGCGGACTGCTATACTCTCAGGAAATAACCAGAGTATTAACGGGAGACTATCAACAAGTAGCCGATAGAATCACAAAAGACAAAGGCATTGCAGAATTCATGATGAATGTTGTCGCTCCTAATTCTTTAATGATTTCAGGTGGTGTTCTTATTGATTCACCAAAAATACCAGATGAGTATCAAAACAGACAACTATCTAAAGCAGATCAAGATAAATTAGGACTTTATCCATATGCTATTTACTATCCAGCAACATTAATTAGAGATTTCGCCGAGGACGGGTCATGGATATTATTGGACGACTCATATTGTGATGACTCAAATCCAATGACCAAATCTAAAAAGATAGAATGTCGTACGTTATGGACGAAAACAGAAATAACAAAATATACAAAAACTGGCGAAACATGGAATGATGTTACAAAAATTTCAACAAAAAATTTAATAAACGAAATCCCTTTTATATGGTGCAACTGGCGCGATATCAACGATGACAAGATTACAGAGTCACCATTCGAGGACATAGCAGAACAGAACAAGTCAATTTACAATATTGGTTCGATAATCACAGAAAGTGCGTTCCAAAGCTCGTTTTCTCAGTTAATATATCAGGGAGACTGGGAAGCAACCATCAAAAAGATATTGGAAGCCGCCAATCCAGCGTCATTATCAGTTATCCCTATTTCGATGGATACAAAAATACCGCCTTCATACATTCAAAGACCACTTGCGAATATTGGAATATTGATAGAGTTAGAGCAAACTCGGATCAATCGTATTTTCAACAAGATCGGACTTGGTAACTCATCTGATAAGACTATCAACATGGGTTGGCAGTCAAGAAAGATCGAGTTTGAAAAGTGCGAAGCCATTTTACGAGGCTGGGCAGAAGGTATGGAGAATGTCGAAGAAAGCATATTCTATTACATGGGCAAATGGCAAACTTTAAACGGGACTTACGAAATAGAGTACCCAGATACATTCCAGTCTGATTCGGCTATGGAGAGAATGGAAGCTTTAAAAGAAATCTTGCTTCTACCGCTTGATGATCTAAATAGATTAAAGGTGCAAGCAGAGCTTTTAAAGATGGCAGGGATAGAAGCTGAAAAGAAAGTAGAATATGAAGAACCAGACATGAAAAAATTAGCGCAAAAAACCGGAAACACGCAACCGGCAGGAGATGAATAATGGCAGACGATGTAGAATTTATTGAGATTAACTTGGGCGATGGAGAGGATGGGAAACCACGTTCAATGAAATTGCCAAAGGAATTTTCAGACGCATCCGGGAATAAGTATAACGGACAAGACGTCATAAATAGTTTAAATGGAAAAATTAAATCCGTTGCTATGAGTGAAGCTGAAAAGAAATACGCTCCAAAATTACAGGAGCTTAAATCATTACAAGAGGCGACGAAGGGGATGATACCTGCGGATAAAGCCGCTGAACTTCAAAGAGAAATTGAAGAAATGCAGATTAACCTACTACCCGAAAAGGAAAGAGAAATCGCACGTCAAACTCTTAGAATACAAGCACTTGAAAAAGATATCGGTAGTCATAAGCAAGTAGCCGAAACAAAGACACAGCAATATCACGAATTTTTAAAGTCAACCGAGCTTATGGCAAATTTGCCAAGCGGTGACAATGGAGTGATCGACCAAGCGAGAGCAAGAGAGGTTGAACTCATTAAAAAGTATGCCAAAGTCAAAGAAGAAAACGGAAAAGATATTGTTATTATGGACAATATTTTCGAGTCTGGCGGCGAGCCAATCGACATGAAAACATTCATGACTAAATACTATGCGCAGCCGGATATGTCGTATGCTCTCAAATCAAGCCTAGTCAGTGGTGGTGGTACGCAGCAACCGAGAAACCTTGGCGGTAAAACCGTCGTTCCAAGTGCTGAATGGAATAGAAGACTTGCATCTGCAAACGCAACAGATAGAGCAACAATGACAGGTCAGCTTGCAAGAGGCGAGGTCGTAGTACAGGATTAAATCGAGGCCGTCTAAATGGCGGCTCAATTATTTATTGACAATATAAAAGACATTTTGTATATTTACATCACGGTATCATTCGATACTGCTTTTTGACTTCCGGTGTTCACCGGCTCCACGGGCGAGTTGCCTGCCCAAAATTCTAATAGAGGTAAAAAATGGCAAATGATTTTTCAAATGTTTTGAAGCATTCACTGCTTCCAAATTTAGTCGCACTTTTACGGGAAAACACTGTAATGGCGCGTTTGGTATACAACCAATTTTCTAACGAAGTGGTTGATAAAAATGAACGTATTTCAATAACTCGCCCTGTAAATCTTGGCGACGCCGTTGATATTAACTTTTCCACAGCGAACACACCTAAAAACGTAGTTCCTGAAAAAGTGGAAATCGTTATGGATCAATGGAAAGAACAGGTTATTCAGCTTTCCGATAAAGAGATTAATGAGACTATGATTTCCGGCCATATGCCTAAAGTTATGGAATCGGCGATGATCGGATTTGCAAATACTGTTGATAAATACATCCTGAATTTCGTAAAACAAGTTTATCAATTTTCAGGTACAGCCGGAACAACTCCGGCGACTGTGGCCGCTTACACCGGGTTAAGAAAGCGTATGAACGATGCCTTAATTGACGATGCGAGAGGCAAAAGAAAGCTGATAATTGATACCGCAGCCGAAGATAAATTCAACCAGTTGTTTTATCAATCCTATGTAACTGGAGACAACAAAACGTTGTCTTATGGTGAACTTGTCAATAAGTACAACATGGATATATTAATGGATCAAAACGTCCAGACCATGACCAACGGTACATCAACAGGTGCAACAGTTGGCACTTGTGCGGCAGCCGCTAAAATCACAAACCTGACAGGCGCGGGCGCGGCAGCTACAATACTTCCCGGTATGCTTTTTACCGTGGCAGGTGTAGGAACCACTCAGCAGTTCGTTGTAACCAATACAGTAACTGCCGATGGTGCTGGAGCGGTAACTGGTATGACATTTGAGCCAGCGGCTCCAGTAGCGTTGACAGGTGGCACATTGACATTCATTGCAACACACACAATGAATATTGCGTTTACGGATCAGGCCTTTGCACTCGCATGGCGTCCTATCCAAAACACAGAGCTTGTCCCTAACTCAAACTCTATCAGAGCAATGATGGTTGAACCGGTTTCTGGAATTCCTATTATGACAGAATTCTGGAGAGACCCCGGCACAATGCAAAATAAATTTGCAATCCGTGCGGCTTATGGCGGTGTTTGTATGAACCCAAAAGCGGCTGTACGCTTCTTAGGATAAGAGAATTTAAAGAGAGTCTGAATAAATCAGGCTCTCGAATAAATGTTTTTGTCATCTAAAAATATTAAACAAGCTGACGCGGTTAAACTGTTTAGCGAATACTACGTGTCTGACAAAGACATTGCTCGTTATACTAAATTAATTGAGTCAGGCGAAATTGAAAAAGCAATGGATGAGTTCATGGTCAAATACGTTTCGTCTGCAATAGAAACATATCAAGACGAGACGATGAAATATTTTGACGCAGGGACATCCGGCGAAGTTGACAGAGAAAGTTCTATTGCAATGTATTCCTCAATTATATCGTTATCGGTCGCTTTTAAAAATACAATAAAAGATTCTGTCACTAAAATGTTTAAACTAATTTCTAAACAAGTTTTTATTGACGAAGGAATTACAAGCCCAGACGCGAAAAAAGCAATTCTCGAAGTAACAATAAACAGATTCAATGAACTCATCGAAGGCGCGATGTCTCAAACTCAGGCGGCGATCTTGCAACCGATTAGGGACGCTCAAAGAATGTTTATCACAGCCAATCAGTCTATTGTAAAAAACGGATTGTCTGGTAAAAAACTTGATGAGTTCAATAAACAGTTTAAAAAAAATATAGCCAAGCAAATACCACAAATTAGAGAATTTGCAGACAAAGGTTTGTTGATGTCACGTGCTGGCCAGACATTTGAGTTTGACAAGTATTTTGATATGGCGACACGCACAACCGCTTTAAATATCGAACGCCATGCCGTTGAATACATGGCAGAAATAGATCAAGATCAGATTGTCGAATATAAACTGATTGATGATCGTAAACTAAAAATTCATGGCCGGGAAATTTGCAAATCTGTTTTAACGAATAAGATAGAAGGTAAATCATATCTGGCATTAACAGAA